GATAATAAAATGAGATTAAAAAATTTTTTAAAAGAAGGCATGGAAGAAATTCATATGGAAATAGAAAAGTTTCTAAAAAAGAATCCAAAGCCAAAGGATAAAGAAATACATGATCTTGCTGATAAATTAGGCATCAACCCACATAAATTTGAAGAGCATGTTTATATGATACTTGGTGGCTTACTCAAGAAAGAAGATAAAATACCAGGTGGTAGAGCAGATAAACTTACATCAAAAGATATAGCTGATAAGCATAAAGTCTCAGTTGAAAAAATTGAAGCAGAAATAGCTATGGGTGTAAAAGTAGAAATGGAACATGTTGATAGCAAAGAATTAGCAAGAGAAATTTCCTTAGATCACCTTGAAGAAATGCCAGACTATTATACAAGATTAAAGAAAATGGAAAAGGAAGGTGGTGTGTAACATGAGTAAGCAGGATTTTATAAATATATTCGAAGCTTATAGAAAGATGCTTCCTAAAGATGATTTATCAGAAATGATGAGTCAACCACCAGGTGATAAAGAAAACCTTGACTCAAAAACAAAAGATATGGAACTACTTAGACAGGGTATCATAGCCGAAATGGATGCAGTCAATCTATATGAACAAATGGCAGCAGACGCCACAGACGAAAAAGTTAAAAAAGTAATGTTAGATATTGCTTATGAAGAAAAGGTGCATGCTGGTGAATTTGAAAAAGTCTTGGAACAGATTGATCCAGACTATGAAAGAGCTGAGGCAGAAGGCGAAGATGAAGTAAGAGATATGGAAGGAGAGGAAAAATAAAAGGATATTACTACTATGAAGTAATCAGGAAAATGATTGTCCAATTCCTCGATGCCTTCAATGATATACAAGTTAAAAGATTAGAGCCAGACAGCAGTACTGTAAGAGAGCTAGTACATGTCCCAGTTAAACTTGCTGTAAAAGAAAAATTCTGGTATTGGCTAGAAGAACGTAAAGACGATGAAGTGCTCCCAATGATAACTGTTTGGTTGAGTACAATTGATTATGCTTCTGATAGACAAGTCAATACCTTTTATGAGTTATGTACAAGCACTGATCCTGAAACCGGAACTTACGAAAAGTTCCCGCATCCAACACCATATAACTTTACTTTCTCTATGAACATTTGGTCGCTTTATCTATCTGATATTGACCAAATACTGGAACAAATTCTACCGTTCTTTGCGCCACATATTTTTATACGTATTCGTATAGATGAACTGGAGATTGAATATGATATTAAAGTTGTTTTTCAAAGCTGTACACCAGAAGTAAGTCTTGAAATGGCTGACGATCAATATAGAGTAATTAATTACTCACTTGAATTTGTTGCTCAAGCCTGGTTATTTAAACCAGCTGTCACTGAAGGTGGTTTGATAAAATGTATATACACAAATTACTCTACATCAGTAGATGCACTTGATAGATCATTAACAGATACAACAAGTACTTTTACATCTGGTGCATCAGGTGGTGAGTCAACATCTCTTTGTGGATATTATGACCAAGATGGAGAACTTATTATAAATTATGAAACATTTCCACCTGGAGATTCATCAGGAAATGCTTGTCAGGGGGTTGTATAATGCCATTAATTTGTGCTGATAGTGGATTAGTAAATTTGGGCAAGGCAACACCAAGTAACTATGAGTTAATCATTCCAAAAATACCAACAGAAACCACAATATCGGCAATCAATCCACTCATACTAAATATTTTTAGTACTGTTATACCTAGCGTTTCCCTAGCTGAGCAAACATTAAATTACCAAGCGGCACAGACAAAACGAGGACTAGGGCCATTGGTTTATGAACAACTATCTGTTGGTTTTGTAGTTGATTCTGAATTTGCAGATTGGAAGGTTTTAGTAAAATGGATAAAGTATATAAGCGATAACTCAGAAAAAATGGCAGAGATACATAAACTATATTCAGTAGATGCAACACTTGCAATCACTGATAACTATAGACAGCCACTTATGGCTATAAGATTTGTAAGCCTTTGGCCAATAACTGTAGCTGAAGTAGGATTGAGTCAAAGGGAAGGTGAGAGTCAGTTAGAATGTTCAGCGACATTTAATTACGATTACTTTTTAATAGAAGAATAATAAAAACGATAAATATGACTAAATATAAATAGTAAAGTGAACAAAAGCTTGCCTGAGAAAATTCAGGCATAAGGAGGAAAGAAATGGCACTATACTTAAGCCCACTAGTAGACGTCAATGAGATTGACCTGTCTACTACAATTCCAGCTGTGGCAACCTCCATAGGTGTATTGGTTTTAAGAAATACATGGAAAGGTCCGGAACTAAAAAGACAACTAGTAAATAATATAGATGAGTTGATTGAGATATTTGGTGAGCCAGAAGACGTCTCATATAAAGATATTTTTTCTGGTATAGGATTCTTGAAATATGGTATTAATTTGTATTGCACAAGAGCATTAGCTCCAAGTGCTACATTTGCTGGTCTGTATGGAACTACAGCATCAGCAGGAACATTAACCCAGTATGCCTCTGGTAATGCTTATCAATTAAGTGATTTTGCATCAGAAGACTCTGATGAGTTCAATAACGAAAGCACTGTATTCGATGCAGGCAGACCAGACTTTGGAGCCGAAGATTCTTATATAGCAAAGGATAGAGGTGAATGGGGTAACTACGTACAAATAGCTTATGTAGGCAGAAATGTCTATAACGGTGTTAGAGCTGGATCAACAGCTTTATCATTAGGAATATCATCAACGCTTTATGATGATATTGCTGACATTGATAAATCCTTTAATACCGACACTAGCGGTTTAAAACAATTCTTAGTAATTGTAAGAACAGCACAACAAGGAGACCTAAATCTAAATCCAGTTCCTTATCAAGTAGTCGAAAGTCATTTAGTATCAACGGACCCAAGAGCAGTTGATGATACAGGATCAAATACATATGCACCGATTTGGATAAACTTAGTTTCTGGGTACATCAGAATGGCTGCATCACAAGCAGCGGGCTTTAATAATAAAAATATGAGTGCTATTTACACTGCCGACTACACAAATATGGGTGGAGGAGTAAGAGATCAAGGAGACACAGTAACTGATGCTGATATTATAGAAGCATATGAGTTATATTGTGACCCAGAAGTAGTGGATGTTAACATCTTTATTGATGGCGCCAAATCAACAACTGTTCAAACAGAGCTCGCATCTATTTGTGAGAATAGAGCAGATGCAATGGCCTGTCTTGATGTACCACAATCACTAGTAGTATTTAATAAAGGAAATGAAGCAACAGATTGCAGAGATTTTAGACTTGGTCAACATAGTACTTTTAACTTAAATCTAAATACAAGTTATGCAGCACTATATGCTCAATGGCTAAATGTATATGATAAATGGAATGCAGTATACCGTTGGGTACCATCTTCAGGATACGCAGCAGGAATCTTTGCGAATACAGACGACGTAACTGATCCTTGGTTCGCACCTGCAGGACTCAACAGAGGTATTCTAAATAACGTTAGAAAGCTAGCTTGGAATCCAACCCTTGGTGAAAGAGACATTCTTTACAAAAACGGTTTGAATCCAATTGTATCATTCGCTGGACAAGGAAAAGTTGTCTGGGGTCAAAAAGATATGCTAGATAAAAATTCTGCTTTTAACAGAATTAATGTTAGAAGATTGTTTATGATTATAGGAAAATCAGTATCAACAGCATTGAAGTACTTCCTATTTGAACCAAATGACTCATTCACAAGGTTACAAATTATCAACATGACTGATCCTTTCCTTAGAGATATTAAGGGTAGAAGAGGAATCTATGACTACATGATAGTTTGTGATGAAAGAAATAATACACCAGAAAGAATAGATAGAAATGAACTATGGTGTGATATTTACATCAAGCCTACAAGAGCAGCAGAATTTATAGTACTTAACTTGATTGCTACTAAAACTGGGGCATCATTCACAGAATTGATAGCAGCATCATCACCGCAATAATAAAATAGGGGGAGAACACTCTCCCCCTAAGTAAAAAATAGGAGCAAATAAAATGCCATCATTAGACAGTTTCAATATTGAAAAATTCAAAGCGAAGTTTGGAGACGGAGCAAAAGGTTCCCTGTTCTATTTTCAGCCTCAGTGGCCAGGGGGTGTACAAACCTCATTGAGTCCAGAGGATGTTGTTTACTTAGTTAAAACAGCAACGATTCCAAATACTGTCCTTGAAGAAGCGACCGTAGCATGGCAAGGATTTGATTATAAATATGCAACAAAGCATACATACGCCGACCTAGCAATAACCTTCTATGTAGACTTACAGGCAAAAGTAAGAATGTTATTTGAAAATTGGTCAAACTTAGTTCATAATCCTTTAACAAATGTATTCTCAACAACAGATGAGTATATGATGGACCAAAAACTGCAGATGGTTGGTTACCAAGGCCAGACAATTATGGAGTTTACCATGCATCACGCGTATCCAAAAGAAGTTGGAACAATTGCTATGGACTATGCTACAAATGACTATATTACATTTGATGTAACATTTTCATATCTATATCATACAATATCATTCAATGAGTCAGGTGGAGCAGTAAACGTATAAAATAAATAAGTGAGGTAAAAAATGTCAGAACAACAACATCATCAAGCAAAGTTCCGTAGTATACTTAATGTATATAGTTTCACTTGTGAGCTACCAGGAACAGGTGAAGAAGTAGAATTTAAACCACTAACAACCGGACAACTAAAAAGGCTTTTAACATATGAAAATGAAAAAAATCCAGCCATTCAAGAAAATGCAATAGATGAAATAATTAACTCAGCTATTATAACAAAAGGCATGTCATCAGAAAAAATGTTTCTTGAAGATAGATTTTATTTCTTAATTCAAATAAGAAAAAAGTCAAAGGGTGAGGTAATTGAATTTACTAATGACTGCGAGGAATGCAAATCTCAAAGTCTTCTCCAAATAAATTTAGATGATTTACCAATAATCAAAAGAAAAGAAGACGAAGTATGTGATTTAGATTTAAACGATGGAATAAAAATCAAATTAAAACACATAACTCGTGGACAACAAAAACAAATTAATCCTCGAGTTTTCAAAGGATTATCTGAAACACAAATGCATGCTGAGATGCAATTATTCACAACTGCACTTGGTATAGAATCCGTAACAACACCAGATTTTGGTGAAGAAACAGAATTAACTTTAGAAGACAAAAAGTACTTAATAGAAAACATACCAACAGCCGAGTATCAAAAAATATTAGATTGGGGTGACGACAACTTTTTTGGAATTAAATTTGAAACACAATTTAGTTGTGTTCACTGTCGTCACACGGAAAAAGTTAAAATACCAATGGAACAAGCTTTTTTTTTCTAACAAAAATGTTTGATACATCGCTTGATAGAATAATTGATGATCAATACTGGTTATCAAGAAGAGCTCATATTAGTGTATCAGAAACAAATGAAATGGCTGAGTTCGAACGATTGTTTTTTGTTAGTTTACTTCTTAGAGATATTAAAGAAGAAAGAGAATCATACGATAAATTAAGTACATGAGAGTTCACTTAGCCAATGGCTAATGGATCAAAAGGTCTCAAGACTCTACTTGAGACCTTTTTTATTAGAGGACTATATGGTAAAGCAAGACACTGGAATGCAAGAACTTAATAAATCCGTTCAACAGATAGTAAAATTACTATCTATTGGAGTGAGTCCGGCTGATGCGAAAAGGATTGCAGATATGGAATCCGAAACTGCAAAGCAAGAAAAAGACAATGTTGAAAAGAAAAAATCACAGCAATCCAAAGATGGAAAGTTCTGGTCAGATAACATAAAAACATGGACTCAGCTCGGTAAGTTTATGACAAAAGGAACAAAGGCTTGGTTTGCTAAACAAATGAAAGCCACTGGTTTACTAGGTAGCACATTAAGAATGGGTGCTAATATATGGAGCAATTTAAATACACATATAATTCAAAATCTCAGAAACGCTTTCAGTTCTATCACCAGTCATGTTAAAGAAGTACTTGGTCCGGTATATGAGGCATTTGAATCTATAAAAAATGTATTCACAGGTGTGTTCAAATTCTTTAAAGGCACCATTATGGGAATTGGAGCCAAAGTAAAACCAGAAGATAAATGGAGAAACAAACTTCTTCAAAAAATATTAAAAGTTAATAAGGATCAGTGGAGTTACATTGTTGGAGGTAAAAAAGGATCGTTTGTAGATAAACTTCAAGGTAAAGAAAAACTAAAGGGGTGGGGTAAATTCCTTCTAGTATTAGGTGTCATTCTAGCAGCAGCACTTGGTGCCGCAGTAAGAAAATTTATACTTCCATTTGAAATAATGGGAAAGATGATAAGTAAAAGTTTTATAGGTAAAACCTTTATGACACTTGTTAGGTTCTTTGCTAGAATCGGTAAAGCCATTAAAGGTCTCTTTGGTAAATCTACTATAGTAACAAAAGTAATTGGGGTAATGCGTAAGGTTTTTGGTTTTTTTGGGAAATTGCTTAAACCTTTTGCTAAAATATTCGGAGTAATTGGTAAGGTTTTTGGATACATTGGCAAGGCATTCAAATGGGTTGCTGGTATAGTTAAAACAGTTATAGGATTCTTTAAAACACTAGCGCCTGCAACAGGTATATTAGCCAAGCTAGGTAGAGCGTTTATGGCTGGATTCAAAGTCCTTGGTTGGCCTTTAACAATAGTCATCGGTATATATGACTTCATACGAGGATTTATAGATACCGAAGGCACTTTATGGGATAAAATAAAGGGAGGATTTCAGGCGGCATTAATGGGATTCATAGAAATGCCAATTAGATTTATCTCTTGGCTAATTGAAAAAGTAGCAGGATTTTTTGGTATAGAAATAACTGGATTAGCAGATGGCA